GCTAGTGGTGTCTGGGGAAGAATTATAAATAAATGCTCCAAAAGACGTGAAGGTGCTTGAGGTCCATTCGGCATCATTAAAGTCTGTGATGGCGGTGTTAGTGTCCAAAGTAGGAGAGATATTAACTAGAGTCTCCCCAGGTTGTGTATAACCCCCCGCAGTAGGTAACTCGGCGGTGGCAGTAGTAACCTCCGCGTAGTTCTCTGTGCCCTGATTAAACGTTCCTGTTGCCGACTGCTCAGCCTTGAATAAACCAATCTTAAACACGGAAGTGCTACCCGCGGCAAAGTCGTGGGCGCCAAACAACAGTTCTTTTTTAAACGTGTTACACATTTGTGTCGTTAGAGTTAGTGCCATTTAAAGTCTCCTTATAAGCTCTGCCAACTTAGGGTGGCCTGCCTCTATTATTGCATTATACACAGTTATTCGGTCATTGCGAACCGATCTTTTCATAAACGTTGTCATAACTGAAACAAGCTTACTTCTAAACTCGTGTGCTTGGTCGCGTATTTCTGGGGCCGCATCGTCCGAAATGTACACTAGTTTATCCGCGCACTGCTCCGCCAGTTCCTCAGGCGTTAGACCTCGGTTGTCAGTCGTTATTACTTTAAAGTCTGGTGCTTGAATCATTGTCTTCCTCTGATTAATTGACCCATTCGATATTCATCCGTTGTCTGTTTAGCCTCACCAAGTTGTTTAATACCTTGTAAAGACTCCTGATACCTAGATGTATACATCTGCATCACATCCTGTTCAGATTTCATAAAGACTCCTGCCTCTATTAATGACGCATATAACATGGACATCGGAGCATTCTGACTCAACCATGTGTATGAGGTGTCAGTACCCGCGGTCAAACTAGCAGGTCTGTAAAAGTAGGTTAATTGCACCTTAATGTTATTGTTGGGCGGAGGAGACAGAATAAAATTATTGTTGTCAAACTGAGCGTAATAACGTGGTATACCTACCCTGGATACATCTTGTGTGAACGAGCGTAAAAAACTTATGTCCTTAAAGTCTAAGTATATTGTCTCTGTTGGTGTGCCCAGAGGCCGATAATATATTGAATAGGTTTCCGAGTTGGCAACCAAGTATGGTAAAAAAACATTTTCAATATACGTGACTATTACGTCTGTAAGAGTCGCATCACGGGCCAATCCAGCCCATTTCCATTTGATATATCGGTCTATTAGAAGTGAATCTAGGGAGTTTACCAATCCACTATTGTCAATATCCCCTAAAGAACGGCCGGCCGTAGCCTCCGCAGTTACGAATTGAGCAACATACGGAGGAAGATTAACTGCCGCGCTTAGTATTCCAGCCGTTAAATTGTATTGGTTATAGGGTAGCCCAGTACTTGGGTCTAAAATAGATCCATTTGGAAAAGGATTCGCCCCAAAACTGAGCGAAAAGGGAGAAAGAAAGTCTGCAGGGACATTTAAGTATGGGTTTCCAGAGATAAGATTCGCGTCTTGAGTCTTTGAAAATAAATTTAATTGTACGCCTTTTAAAATCCTTTCCTCTGCTATTCGGATAAACAGGGGAATATTTTGTGTGAAGGTTATCTCATCGTTATCAGTGTACTGCTGTATAGCCGTTTTTAACTCAATGTATGAAAATGACATCTATGCCTCCACCGTAACTGGACCCGCAGAAACAAAATCTCCGCCTCCTCGAACACCTTCAGTTGTCGCTGTCTCTGTAACTGTAAAAGTGTAACTAGACGAATCAACTTTAGTTATCGTATACCCAATAGACCTAGAAATTACATCTGTAGAAAACCCGTTGAACGGGGCAACGTTTCTAAAACGAACTGTAGATCCGGTCAAACGACTATGTCCTGGTTCTATGACTGTTAAAACTGAACTTCCCGCATTACCAGAAATGAATGGATTATACCTTAAAATAACTTCCACCGCAGGTTCAACTCTATCCGGACGTGCGTTTTGTATGGCCTGAGGATCTGGACTTATTCTAGGAGGAAAAAGCTGGGGGTGCTTGACTTCAAACTCGTCAGGACCGACTAAAGATCCGGTCCATTCTTTCTGCATTGTACGCAAGCGGTAACGTCTACCTGACCTGTCAGATATTCCCCACGCTTTATTTCCACTAGCAAAGGCCATTATGTCCTCAGATACCTCAAGCTGGGTTGCAACCTCAACGGGGTCCGACCCTCGTCCTCGTTTGCAGCCCTTAAAAATTCTTCCTCGTAAACAGACTTTAAAATAGGGAGTCGATCCGGCGCCCTTTTCATTGCCATGTAGTACGATAAACCTGCAACCATGCAAGGATAAAAACGAAAAGGCATATCCGTAGTATTTGTTAAAGCGTCAGCATCTTGGATTCTTTGCACATAGTAAAAGATTAGCTGGTCAGTTGAGTTTTCTGGAACTGTCCACAAGTTTATCTGAGGCTGGATCTGCCTATCAAAGTAAAATTGAGACGGTCGACCCTGAGTTGTTTTATTTGGTAGAGTTAAATAATCCCCACGACTAATACGTTGAACCTCGTAATCTGTTCCATCTCTTCTCAGAACTACTTCTAGCATATCAACTACATCCGAGGTTAACGTGATGTTTGAAACGCCTTGAGTCAATATTTTAGTGTCTTGTTTGATTGTCCATAAATTTAACCCCCTGTTTGCCCAATCAGCAAACATAAGGTTTAGAGAACGTCTCGCCGTTTTGGCATCATACCCTGTACGAACCTCCAAACCACAACGCTCATAAGCCTCTTCAATGACTTCAGCTACGTCTAAATTAAAATCTCTGGACCCTGACGTTGTCATTAAAAGCATCCTTTAAAGGTGCCTTTTCGAACAAGCCCCCCTTTATCGTACTTCACCATGCCACCGTTCATAAGACCTTGAGCCTTTTTAAATGCTTTATCGGTAGGCGCACCAGGTGCTCCCTTTTCCCGCATCTTTTTACCGCTAGCTTTTCTTTTGCGGATGTTATCCCAAAGACCCTTTTTTCCCATCTCACTTCTCCCTTTGGATACTTGAAAAGTTTCTTGTCCCCGGCTGATCATAGACTACCTTTCTTCGGGTTATCTCATCGATAGCTTGTACTACATGGTCTATTTTAACGTCCATAACTTCTGTGCGTTTGTCCACTACAATAAGAGTGGCAACCATCCACACAAGACCGGAGGAAGCTAGCGCAAGAATTGTTCCTACAATCATTAACTGAACGCTTTTGTCCATTAGATCACCATGCCTTGCACGACCAATACTTGGCCTTTAACTTGTCTAATTTACCTTTATCACACCCATGACGCGCCCTAAACGACTTTCGTCGTTTAGGATCTGATTTCTTAATCGTCATGTTCGCATCGCCAAACCGGATAATTTTTTCTTTACCCTTGTCACAAGCTTTGACCACAGATTTTTTACCGCCAGATATTTGGCGTTTAGGCTTGTTACAAGCCATCTTGGACTTGTCGATCTTAGCCATCTGTTACCCCTACGAAAGAAGAAAGGTAAGTTCATTGTTGGCCCCTGTAAATGCGGACACGTAAACTCCCGAAGTAAACAACATTCCCGCCTCAGGGATGTAAACTTCGTTCATTCCCACAGGGAACTTCTGCGTCAACAGGGTTGCTCCCCCACTCCCGTTAGTGAGAGTGAAAGAACCTGCTGTTTCCGCGTATATATTCACCGCTTGAAGTCGGCATCTCGACGGACCCACTAGAGCCGCCGTGTCACCTTGCTCCCAGTTGTATGCTGCTATGTCTGAGCCAGCCATAGGTAAGCCTCCTTATGGACGAATTACGGTGTTGTAAGCTTGTGCGTACATGATCTTGATTACTGCAACTCCAGCAGTAGTAGCCGCTGTGTTTTTTACCGTGAGCTTAAGATCTGCTGTACCACTGTTTGCCCACTCACCTGTGCCTCCGCCTTGGGTGGTGATGGTTTTAAGACCGTCAGTTGTACCCGTAGCTAAGGTGTTTAGGATTGTAGTGGCACCGCCAACGGTATCTCCAACACTAAGGTTTGTTGTAGTGTTCGCCGCAGTAGATAAATCAACCACTACCTGAATGATATGAGAGTTGGCGGGAATTACCATGTTGGTTTCCCACGCGCCCGTTTGAGCAACTGGATCAATTGCCCCATTCGAAAGATCTATTGTATGAGTTTGAAACATAACAACATAACCAATGTTAGCAATGTCCGTGCCGACAGTGGTTCCAGTTGTGTTCTTAATATTCCCAGCCCGGATTGGGCCTGAAAAAGTTGTATTAGCCATGTGAGACTCCTGTCTTGGCAAACGTCAAACACACCATGTGTTTGTCAGGGATAATAACACTATACATAAGTGCTAGAAAAAAGAAAGGGGCCACCGAAGCAACCCCTTTCAAACTTACACCAACGAGTGCGTTTCTCTTAGACGCCAGGAGATCCGTAGATACAACGTGGGTCGCTAAAGCCGAAGCTGTAACGCTCACGCGCTTTGAATCGCATGTTGCCTGTGTCGAAGTCCGCTTCCATATTAGTGGACAGAGCAGTCCGCTCAAAGTGGATCATTCCACGAGGAGCATCTGTCAGCACAAAGAAGTGGTCCGGATCCAACATGAAGTCGTTAACGGTATAACCGTTAGGCAACATTCCCATTGAACGGAGCGCGTTGGTATCGTTGTCTGCTGTTCCTACACGTAGATTGGAAACCATCAAACGCTCTGCAACGAATTGCAGTTGACGAGGGATGACCATCTTGGTGCCACGAAGAGCAACCTTCAAACCACGTTCATCAACAAAACCCGCAATGTTAATCAAAGCATCCTCAAGGGATGTTTCGTTTAAGTCAGCAGCAACTGCTGGCGTGTTTGAAAATGTTCCGCCGTTTGTGAGCGGGTGGTTGTTAGCACAGAGAGCAACTCCATCACCACCGGCATTAGCACCACCGGTAAACGCGTTGTTAAGAACCGCTGCGGCCTTAACTTGCTTGGTGTGTGCCATTGAACGTGCCAACGCACGAGTATACCGCGATCCAAGACGATCATAGAGATTGTCTTCGATAGCTTCCTCTGTGATAGAGAAGGCTAGTGCGATAGTTT